AAATGCAATCAAGTGAAATAATTGCCACGCACTCGGTCCCCAGAAGCGAGTGTCCATTGTCTTTACGAAATAAAGTATACGCATCTTAATAAAAATGCTTGATACTCGGGATATTATCATTCTTACGGCGTCGTTTTACCTCGGAGGTGTTGTTGGAGAGTTCTTCAAGTCTCTTTCTGAAGACATCCTTACCCCATTGCTCGCACCTGCCGCGGCAGCTGGCAAAGGTGTTGGATCATTCACAGTGACAATGGGAGGTGTCACCCTCAAGCTCGGTGAGGTCTTGGTCGCATTCGTCAACCTCGTTGTTTCATTCATCTTGGTCATCTTCACAATTGGTCTCCTCCGAACATATGTCTTGTCCCGCATCGGAGCAAAGCGAACTGAATAGATAAAAAACTAACACTATAACAAATGGTTTGGTATAATCCGTTCTCTTGGGGCTCAACTGAACCCGAAACTCCATCTGTCTCCTCTCTTCCTCCAGCAACGGCAGATCCATCTATCACCGGTGCTCGTCGTCGCAGAACTCACCACGGTCGCAAGGGTTCTAAGCGTTACCAATCTAAGAGGTATCGAACCGGAAGGAAGTCCATCCGCTCCTAGGGTGTGGTCCATAAGTACTTTCCAATCGCTTCTTAAGTTCACCTGTTGATCCCTTAGAAATCTCATTAGTTCTCTTCCACTGTTGAAATACTCCATAAATCGTTCCAGTTGTAACACTTTCTCCAACTTCACCAGCTGGAAGAGGTGTAACATACTCACGGATGAAACGGGCGATAGCGTCCGAGTCCTCCTGATATTCATTGGTGTAGACTAGAACCTTCTCAGGTGCCATAAGTTTACGCCATCCATTACCTTCACGATACAATGAAACTAGATATGATAAGAAGCAAGTTGCCCATTCCTCACTCATCACCTTTTGCTGAATTGATTCATCTAGAGGCTTGTGATGTGGTTCTATAGGATTAGCTACGAACTTAGAAGGCCAATGAACAACACACAATCTACGCCATGTACCTCCATCTGTTGCTCCAACTTTAGGCTTCTCATTACAACTGAGGAAGATCTGAGCTTGCATTTCAAACTCTGTAATGTCCTTGTAGAGACCACGATAGGCCATCTTCTCACAAGAAGCTAATTCCTTCATCAATCCTGTATTGAGTGGAACTGCTTCATCAGGTTCCTGTGTTGTTACAAAGCGACGACCTTTCATATGAAGCACTTCTGGAGCAGCCGCAGCAGACTTTGCTCGTCCTTGTGTGAGAAGTGAAATTGGAACCTTACCTGCATAGTCTCCAAATGAAAGACTCATCAAGTTTGTTAACATAGATTTACCATTGGAACCATCACCTGTGAGAATGTGGAACTTCTGAGCATCATTTCCACCTCGCAAACAAGTTGCCAATCTACGAACTAGATAGTTACGAACTGTTGGATCAGGTTGAACATCGTGTAGAAATTTATCAATCTCTGCCCAACATTCATAAGTTGTATGTTCGCGATCAGGATCATAGTTGATCTTGGTTGAGAAGCTAATACAGTCATCTGGTCTACCTTGACGAAACTCCATAGTAGTTGAATCAAATACTCCATTCGCAAATGCTATAAGATTCTTATTCTCATCTAGCTTCTTTCCAAACTCTTCATCTAAGAATAGCAATCTACTCATCTTCATAACATTCTCTGTGAACTTGACTGTTTTCAACTTGACTTGCATAGCAATATACTTCATCTTTTGAGCATCACACTTACATGACTCGCAGTTAGGATTCACATTCTTCCCTTCACAAATACAAGCTCCTGAATTCTCAGCTGCCTGAATCATCTGCTTTTCACCTTCTCTAAACTGCTTACGAACATCTTCAGACAATAACTTTAGAAGTGCTACACCATGATCTGTCTCACACCACTTATTTCCATCAAAGCGATACCATGTGTTATTTCCATACTTTGCACACTTAAAGTTATCTCTGAACATTGCATAGACTACTTGAGCAACATCATGTTCTGTTCCTGCATCTGCAGCTTCCTTAACTAATCGGCTTATGTTAGTTCGCTCAATCTCCTCATACTTACTAAAGTTATCTAGCTTAGACCACTTCAGAAGATTACGAAGTTCAAGTCGTGCTCCATCCGATCTCCAACTAAATGAATTCCATTTAACTGAGATTTCACGGTCATTTGCTCGTGGATCTTGCTTACTGAACTCTAAGAACACGCTTTCTAGTTCTGGATGAATATTCTTCAAACAAATACCAACATCAATCCAATCCTTATATTCCTTGTATCTGAACTCTGCAAGGTTGAAGACATGTCGTGTCAAGTATTCTAGAATCTCTGCTGTCAATGACTGACGATAGGCTGTGTTATCTGGTGAAGATCCACGAGAATTAATATCACCACGAACAGCTTGACGCCCTCTTGTTGGTTGAAGTGCATTCCCTCCAGAGATCTTCATTTCTTCTGCATTTTGAATACGGTTCTTTAGGAAGTCTGTAGCATACTCAGTCATAGGTGTCTCCTCAGAAGGTGCAGAACGAACTGTCATCTTCTTCAGAAGATCAGGTGTAGTCATCAACGGAACATCATTATCAATACTCATTTCACCTGTTTCAGGATCCCAATCTAAGATATATTTGATCTGATATGGAGTTCCTTCCTTCTTCTTAGATCCAAGAAGAGTCCAGTTATTTGTATGAGTTAATGGAGAAGGATCATAGACTTTTCGCCATTCATCTGCAAGAGGTAAATCTGGGAAGAAGTCAGACATTCGGTTCACTAAGTTCATTCGTATAGCTTCCTCTACAAAACGATTTGTCTTAATTGCAGGAATGACAAGATGAAGACCTGACTTGGAATGATCCTTATCCTTGTAATATGTAGGTCTTGGCTTCTCAGAAACAAAGATCTCAACTGCCTCTGGAACCTTGATAAACTTCTTCACCTCACACATGTAAGCTTTTGTAAATGCAACAACCTGCTCTTGAGTGTGAAGATGATCATCCTTCTCTCCACTGTATATAAAGTCTAAGTCAATTCGCATTGCTCCAATTCGTGTGCTCTTCTCAGTCATGTGAAGAGGTCCATTGTCTCGTAGATATTCACAATAGAGTTTATTAAATTCTGGAATGTCCTCATCATTGATAGCCCAAGCACCACCAGACATTCCATTATGTGTTGTATTTTCGCCCTTAGAAACTCGCCCATACCGTTTCTTATCTGTATCGGTCTCCTTTCCGGTGCCATCTAGAAAGTCCTTTAGCTTAGACTTCAACATCCTGTGATACTAAGAGGGATAACTTATCAGCCAAACTTCCATTTTAAACGCGCCTAGCCTTGTGAAAAAATGGAAGCTCTTTAGTACAAGGAGACCTAGATACAGAATGAAGTTTTGTATGAAATGTGATAATATGATGTATAGCATTGAAGAGCGAGAAGGGTCAGCCTTTCTAAAATGTCGGCAATGTGAATACGAGGAGCCGATTACCAAGGAGAATCCAGTGGTCTATGATCACGACTTAATGCAAGATACGTCGATTCAGTACTCTATTAACCCGTATCTTAAGCACGACCCGACACTTCCTCGGTTTACAACCATGAAGTGTCCAAATCCAATGTGCACAACTAAAGGTAAGGAATCAAACATTGTCGGCATCAAGTTGGATGCTAAAAATGTGATTTGGATGTATCAATGTGCAGTGTGTGATGCTACTTGGAAGCAAGCAGCACGTGGTCCTTAAACTTAAACTGGTTGACGAACAGCTCTGTATCCACCTGTAGCCTTTGTATCTACTCGGGCTAACTGAGGTGTTGGAGCATACACACCAGACCATTTTGGAGCTGTTGTAGGAAGACCACCTACCTGTTGTGTCTTACCTGAACTCAAAGTTCCTGACTGAGAAAGTGTAACTAAATTTTTTGGATTATTAACTTTTCCAACTCCGTCATATGGGCGAATGCTAGCATTATTTACAACTGTAGATGCGCTAGGTTTTACTACATAGGCTGCTTGACTTGCTAGCAACTGAGCATTTAAGATGGATTGTGTCGCAAAAGGTTGGTCACGGGTTTGAATGGGAACTGGAATAGCTCCATTTCGATACGATTGAGAGGCCGCCTGTGCCTTAATGAACGATGTATAATCCGAAGCAGACAAATTCGGCATTTGTGATTAGAGACGGAAAATACTACCTCCAACAAATGCAGGCGATTTCCATTCAGCAGTCGCAAGAATACTTCCAGTTCCACGAAACTCAGCCTTTGTAATCGTTCCGATGTCGTATTTAACGGGAGCCACGAAGGTTCTAGACTGTTTCAATGGATCAGGTGTAAAAGTTGCTGCAATACGAGCAAGTCTTGTAACATCAGAAGGTTGTGCTGGAAGAACTGGCATTTGTGTAAAACGGACAAAAGAAGTCCAACGCAAGAGTAAGGTACAAATGAGTGCAATTGATTTACATCCTGAAGTGCGACCCGTCTTCCGTGCAGAAGTAGCAGAAATGGTGAAACAACCGCGCATTACCCAACCCTACTTCACTAAGTATGAATATACAGCTTTGATTGCGACTCGTGCACAGCAATTAGCAGAAGGTGCTAAGCCATTAATTGATTTAAAAGGACTCAAGACATCGGACCCTATGTTTGTATGGACCGTTGCCAAGAAAGAAGTTGCTGATAGAAAGTTGCCGTATATTATTCGGCGACAGCTTCCCAATAATACATCTGAGTTTTGGAGTGTTCAAGAGATGGAGATCATGTGGTAATTACTTCATAGCAACTGCAACTACAAGTGCCAAGAGCATATAGATGAATCCTTCATTCCAGCCATGTTGAGCACTGAAGAATCCTGCTCCAAACATATCTGCAAATCCACCTCCTACAGTATGAAGTAACGCAATGACTACGATGATGATTAATAACCACTTTTTAAATGTGCTCATTACTTATTCTCCTGAAAGTTTCGCAAGATCTTCAGTAGAAGGGGGAAACAATAAGAGAGGAGGTACTTCTTCGGGAGGGTTCAGCATAAATGGTGGATCGTGAGATGTCATCTTCATTGCCATCGATAAATCAATCGATTGAGTTGGATTAAATCGTGCATTTACCTTTGCGATATCAGAGTTGATCTTTTGACGCAATGGATTTGAAGGCGTCATCAAATATGCAAACGCTGCAACAACCGCAATGACTAATCCGAGGAGGAGATATTGTTTGGACTTCTTCATTGTTCTTCGGGTAGACAAGAAAAACGGAACTCCTTGGCTGAAGACAAGAGAAGGTACAATGGATTTTCCAATTCCTATTAGATGTTATACATGCAATCTTCCTATCGCTGGCAAATGGCTTACCTTCTTAGATTTAGTTGTTAAATATCGCAAACAAGATGGTCGTCCTGAAAAAGATGAATTAGTATATCTTACCAAGACTACTACCGTTACCGCGGAGGGTAGAGCAATGAACGAGCTTAATCTTACCAGGGAATGTTGTAGACGGCACTTCTTTACCCATCCGGGCGTATAAGCATTTATCGCAATAGTATTCATTCTTTGAAAATTCAGAACAGGTGTCTTCAGGACACAACCAAAGCTTAGGAATCCGAATCCTAAGTTTGACCCTCTCCATTCTTTTTTACCTACTAAATAAGAGTAAATGTCGTCATACAGTGAATACCTTGGACGCATGAAACAACGAATGGTTACTATTACGGACACACGCCCTCATCGTGACGCAGGTCATCAAACGGAGATCATTAAGCGATTGGCGGCATCTGGAAATCTGGAAACTCGTGTTGCTTCAACTGCATGTGCTGTTGTATTGAATGCTCCCTCTACTGCTAGTCAATCAGCCTACCTTCATGGAGGAGGACACAAAGTTCGAGATGCACCATTATATGCTGAATATATTGCAGGTCAGTCTGTAGCTCAAGGAACTATTGCAAATACAAAGGCGTCACAAATCACCAACACGGCTCCATGTTTATCTTCTTCTCAGCTCCCCGAAATTAATGATAAATTAGCAGCCGATGCACAACTTTCACTCATTCAAGCAGCTCGCCAAAACTATGGTAAGGGTTATGCGACTAACTGCTGCCCTAATTGCAAAAAGGTATTACTTGCAGATTCATGTAACTGTCGTCTTACTGCAGCTCAACAAGCAGCCTTAAAGAGCACAATTAACTGGCCTCATACGGCAGATCGTAACGCTTAAACAACTACTTAAGAAAATAAGTATGTTGACCATTTATACTTATCCAATTCCTAAGCCTGACGATTGCTACGATGTCTCTAAACTTTCATTAGAAGATGGATTTTTAGAAACAATCCGTTCAATACTTGAACATCAAAAAGGAGGAACTATTTGGTTTGGATATCTTGAAGGATGGATGTTGACTCCTCATGAAGAAGTCATCTTACGAAAAGCCATTCGCAATTTTCACTGTATTGTAGTTTCACATTTTCCATTATCGTTCTCTCAGGCGTGGAAAAACGAAATCGATTGGGTCTACACAGTCAGGAAGCATAATGGATCCACCAACACTGACAACAATGGTAGTTTTGTACACGATGGGAGTAAGACTTAATACCGATACTCTCGCTCACACACTTCCACTCACAGACTCTATCATCAAGATTGAAAAGCAAGGTATTATCAAACGAGGTTCTTCAAAGCGTGATCTTATCAAACGCAGAGCTAAGACTACACCTCCTAAAAGAACGACTGGATTTGGTCATAATTCAATTACATTGGTAGTTATGTCGGATGGAGATGGAACTCTTCTTCGCAAAGAGATTACTGTTAAAATCTTCCAGAATGGAGTATTTCATATCACAGGTGTTCTAGATGAACGATATGATCGTCATGTAACAGTGATGCTCAAAAATCATATTGAAACTCAATGTCCAACCGCTATTCTCTCAGGTGAATGGACTAATATTCGTCGTGTGGTTCTTATGAACTACAAGACCAAATTAGTAGGAACTTCAAATCTATCACGAGATACGCTTTATGCAAATCTTAGAGGTAAAGGTGTAACAACAATCTACGAACCTGCAGTGTATCCAGCAGTCAAGATCTACTTTCCTGAAACTAAATGGATAGCAAAGGTCTTTCGTACAGGTCAAATTATTCTAACTGGAATGACCACTCATGACGAGTGTGCGTCACTTGTGACTCAGTTAAAGCCATTGTTAGTAATATAAATAAATGACAGCTCGTGAACTAACCCCCGCAGAAGTTTCAGCAGGACTAAGAGGTATCAATGATCTAGATTTGTCTGCAACTCAGATTCAAGCACTTGTTCGTAATATGGACGCATCTAAGCAAAAATGGGCTAGTCTCAAGCACAACAAACAACAGTATGAAGAACAGATGCAAAAGGATAATGAAGCATTGTACTTCAATTATCCCTCTCTTTTTCAAATGCATGTAGAAGATCGGTTAGATGGAACCTTTTTTGAAATGCTTGCTTTAAAAAGAAAGATTGAAAAAGGAGAAATTACTCCTGAACAAGCTACTCAAGTTATAGGTCGCAAGCTACATCAACGGTACATTCCTGAACAGTCTCAATCTGAACCTCAGGCTCCGACACTAAGCTATGAGGAATACTACAGGCAGACTCGGTAGAGTTCCATATTTCGTATTCTTCTGTACTCTTGCAGATTAAAAAGAAGTATTTACGAAGTTCATCCCATGTACAGTCTTCCATTGCATAACACTTCACTCGGCTTAATCCAAGACCGTCCAGTCTTCTACATAACTCCTCTTTAGTCATACTATTTTCTAAAACAAAGAAGTCATTTTTCGGGTTTGTATAAAGTTCTCTCAAGGAATCTATACAGTCAACGAGTGCCTTATAACCTAAAATACAATACTGTTTTGTATGATCAAAGTTTAAGATTGAATTGTAAAAGGTTCCTTTAAACTCAGGGCGTTTCCAAATAGGACGCTCCCACCAACCATGTTCTGGATTTTCATAAACACCTGCTGATTTCATATAGTCATCAATCTTGTATTGCTGATATGCTTGTGGAACAATGAACTGAGGGCCTAATCGGTTGATTTCTGAATTGCGAATTAATGAAAAGTTATTCCAACCATCATTCATGTACTGAATGTATGCAAGCTTATGAACTCGTGCCATCTTCGTTTTCACTGCAGTTCGTAGAATTAGTTCTTGATCATCGCAAATAGGAAGATATTCAGAATAGTTTCCGATTTCATTCAAGACTGATCGTTTCCAAATACGAGGATGATTTGGAAGTCCAACAATATGACTCAATGAAATATTATTGATATTGGGTGATGAAATAACATTTACCCAAACATCATGGTACTTTTGACAATAATATCCTGCATATCCAAGACCAAAATGATTTCCATATGAATGCTGAGATCTATTCTCATATAAATGAGCTGTATCCATATATACAAATCCTACCTCTGGATCAGTTTCAAATGCTTTTACTGCATCACCTAAACACTCTTGAAGAATTTCATCGTCGTGATCTAATTCTAAAACATACTTTCCTCTACACATGGAAGCTACTTCATTTTTAACATTTCCAATATTTCCACTATTAGACGCTCTCCGATACAAACGAACACGAGGATCTTTGCCAACCAAATCTTTCAAGAACGCAAAATGTTTTTCATCGGGTGAATCGTCCAAAACAACCCATTCCCAATCTTTCATAGTCTGTTGTTTGAGACTTTCATACGGACGAAGAAACTTGTGATAGGAATTGTAGCATGTTGTGAATGCAGAAAAGACAGGTCGTGTCATTTCATGTGGAATCAATGTATTGTGAATGTAGCAATAATTCACTCCTCGGTTAAAAGAATCAATAGTATCAATAGATTTGAAATGAATCCATCTCATTCTCATACGATTCACAAGACCATTCATTGAAGGATAGTATTCATTTTCGGTATCACCATATGTAATAAGAATATGATAATTTGAATCAAACATTTTTAAAATATCATTTGGATCAGAAGTAAAATTCAAAGTACAATTCAACTTTTCTTCGTTCACACTGAGAAATGTATCGATTGCGGCATACTTCTCATGTCTGAAAAAAAGAATATTTGGATATTTCATTAAGTATTCACTCTTGTTTCTCTTTAACTTCTTATCCTTTCAATTCTGTACGAAGCTCCATCAACATTGTTCCTAGAACATTCTTTCCAGGCCATTTGGAGGGATCTTTTGCTTTAGTTGTTTCTGCAGAGGTTCCAATTGCCCAATATTTGTCACGAGCAGATGCTTCACCAATAGAACGAGTACCTGTCTCTAACAACTTAGTCTTGAGATCTGGATGTTGAATAAACTTGGCTTTTAAAGCAGTTCTCATTACACCATCTTTAGTCTTTTCCCATTCATCTGCAACAAAATCCTTAACCTTCTTTCCTAATGCCTTGACAGCTTTAGCAGAAGGTGTCTTCAGAATCTTAGCTGCAGAGGCTCCATCTCCAAACTGAGTTGCCTTTGCCCATTGGAAGTAGTGTTCCACAGTTGGAAATGTAATTGAATCTACTTGAAAGGGGGCTTCGTGCATGTTAGAAAGTATACGCCATTCACCCTTACCTTCATCTGCACCCAAGAACAAGACTGGTTCTTGACCAGGTTCAACGACTTTCTTAACAATCTTCTTTTTAGCAGGTGGTTTCTTTTCAGGTGATTTATCTTGCTCACTTCTCTCATCTTTGGGTGGCTCTACTGGAGTCTCAGGTTCAGCAACAGGAATTTCAACTTCTTGCTTTTCAGTCAACTTGGGTTTCTTAGGTTCATTGGATCGCTCGAACACAAAGCTTCGGTGTAAGAAACTAAATGCCTGATGTTCTTGAGTCAACAGTATATTATTTTGACTAGTATAGTGATCTCCAAACATAGTAGTTGACACCAAGTTATATCCATGTTCTTTGAGAACTTCTGTCATCTTCTCAAATGGCACCAAGTACTCTTTCTGTGGTTGTTCAAAGCTTTCCAGATGAACTGAAATTGCATTTCCAAAGGTTTCAACCCATCCTTGTCCATCATCATATTCCTTGACAAACTCGCCAAAGATTTGAGATCCTGATCTGAACATATGACTCTTCTTTCCAAGCATCAGTGCATAGACAGAAGCTCCATCCAAACAGGTTCCAAAGAACAATCCCTTTCCATGAGTTTCAAGATTGGTTGCAAATGCTTCAAAGGATTCATCTGATTCACACGCGTAGTGAATTGCCATCTGACAAGAGATCGTATCAAACTCAGTCTTTCCAGCAAATTTTTGAAGGTAGGGTGTTGTAGCAGGTTCAGCTCCAGAGACAATATTTGCATACTTTGCATCTCCTTCAAACAGAGGCTTGGTCATATCTCCACAGATAAACAGTACTGGAGGAAGGTAATCTGTTGGATGATTTGCCTTTTCTTTGAGATACCGAACACAGGCTCCTTGACGAGGAGATGTAATACAAGCCATTGAAGAATCAATGCCTACAACTAATGAAGGTTTAGTTCGCTTCCACTTGAGAAGATCTCCTGCTCTTCCAACAGCCAACTCTAGCAATGCATCGTCTTTTTTGATACATGATTTATACAGTTCGTCTTTAATGCGATTGTGAAATCCGTAGACATCTCGGAGAATTCTATCTCTTGCATCCAAGTTGTCTCGATAATAGAGATCATCTTCAAAGGTCGCATCTGGTGGAGCATCCACTAAGTTTCGGATCATTTCATCTGTGATCGGTACATGGATATTAGTCCAAATTGAATCAGCAACTGAAATATCATTACCAAACTGAGGTCGTCCCAACACGCGATACTGATGAGTTTTGTCATAACGAGTTCGCATAATGTTCCAGCGTCCAAGTTCAGTATTGTAAGAACATTCAATGATAGTATTGTCTTCTACACGATTACCTTCCATATCCACTGGAACTCCACGATCATTCAGAGGTAGACTAACCACATGTGCTTCAGGTGCTCGTGGAACAGATGGTTGAAAGGGTGAAGGAATACGATCACGACTTTCTGCTTGAACTCGTTCTTCAGGTGAAACAACCGGTGGTTCATATTCACCTGTCATAGTCTCACATGGATAGATAATGTCTCCCGGAGTTCTTGAAATGTAAAGTGTTCCTTTGACAACTCTTTTGCCTAGAGTTGTATCAAAACTCTCACCATTCTTGAATTTCACAAGAAAGTCAATACTGTTATGGGAAGCAGGTTTCCATTTATAGACAGTTGTCCATGTTTTACCCTTACGTTCATTCACAGGTCCAACTGGAGAAGATCGAGGTGTAAAGACTAATCCATCCGTAGGATATTCAAATTGAGTATCCAAGATCTTTCGTACAGCTTCTTGCATAGCAGGTCCATCTCCAGCAAGGAACATTTTTGTAACGATCTTTAAAGGTTTTCCACCTGGAGTTGAAGTGAAATCTTTTGAGAGATCTGCGACAAATGAGCGAGCACATCCAAGACGAGATTTATTCATATCATCTTCAGATGTGAAGAGTGGCAATCTTCGTACATCACGATTGCGATACCAATAGACATCAAATATACAGAATTGGTTGCGATCTGCAAGATACTCACCATCTAGAATGTCGCCTACGTGAATGGAGTTTGTTGCCATCAACCCAGTCCATGTAATCACAGAACTTGGAGTAATTCGGAGAACACGAAGATCTCGCATTACAATCAAGAAACATCGCTCACCATCTGCTTTATTAGTAACAGTGTAACCTGATAGAATGTTATTAGGCCGATCTTCAATTAGATGACGGCGTTCCAATGTGACTGGATTCAGAAAGGGTGTTCGGGTACTCTCAAATTCCATACGATATCTCTGAATGTCTGAAACAGGTAACACAAATTGAGATCCTTGAAAAGCTGAGAGGACAGGAGAAATGTGACGAAGCATGGATTCTACGATGACTGTATCGGACTTGTCTCGCTGAATGACTTCCAACTCAAGTTCGTAGGTTGGTGTCTGTTTCAAGATATCTGCAAAGGTCTTGGTTTGTTTGGTCTTAGATTTGACTTGTGAGAAGTCATATTGGACAATACCGTCTAAACTAGTCCATGACTTGCGATGAAGAATACGGACATGACTGACAGCATCCATGGGCGAGCCTGAGAAGTCCTTGCGAAGATATTCTTCATGGCGAAGTGTGACACGAATTCCTGCATCTGGAACATCAATCGTATCTTGTTTTCCTTGAATGGCTGTGACGACCTCAAAGTATCGGCGTTTACGCTCTACTTCAAGAGGGACGCCGCGAAAGCTTCCAGTGGTACAGACTTTATGAATATTTTCGGCACCCGAAACTACTACTCGTAGTCCGTCGGGATACATGAAGGTTGCGTGATGCTCATCTACAGGAGCACCTCGGGAGTGGAGTTGAAGGGATTTGACAATGCGATCTGCAATGTCCTTGGTGTGAATTTGGTTGGGGAGAAGTTTACATTCGAGTTCTGCGTGTTTATCTTTCTTGACTAGTGCTGCAAATTCCTTCAAACTGGCCAATGCCGTAGAAGGGAGAAGGGTATCCATCGTTCCTTATCTTTAAGATGTGAATGAAAACAATCCATTTTTATCGTCGTTCATAAGTTTTTCGTTCTACTTCATCTGCTTCCATACGCTTATGCTGATCTAAATAAAAAACAACCATCTTCTCCATCTCTACCAAACATTCAGTTGGAAGTGCATCTGAGGATACAAGAACACCTGATTGAGTTTTTGTGAAGCTTTCGGTATACTTTTGGATGATGTTAAAGATCTGTGCGTGTTCGTTTGCATCAAGCCGATCAAGGTTTTCCTTCAACGCTTCCTTGCGACTTCGGTTCATTTGTATCTACAACAGCAGTTCTAACCATCTTCTTCCTACGCGCTTCTCCAGATGGTTTGGTCTTTTCAACTGCGACTGTAACAGTTCTCTTATCGCTATCTTCTTTGCCTACGGGTGCAGCAATGACATCTACTGTCTCAGGTTCAGCGGTTTCTTTATCAATCGCGGGGCGAATGACTTGACGAAGCTTTCCAAGAACTACAATAGATTCATCACCTTGTTGAAATCGAGTACCAACTACATCAAATTCAATGTCTTGACCTATATCTGCCTGATCAAAGTCGGGATTACCAATATGAAGATCACGAGGTAGAAGAATCTTGATAGGCTTAGTTTCTGCATGAAGTCCAATTTTGCTTTTGAGTACTACAGGTGCCTTGAACACTTGTCCTGCGTGAGGAAGGCATATATTGGCTTGAAACTTGACATTGTAATCTAATCCGCCCTTGAGAATATTGGTTCTTCCAAAAGAATGCTCTACAATGGTAATACTTCCACGTTCAATGAATCCTTCAGATAAACAGATACCTTCATATTTATGGCGGAGTTGTGCGACCAAACTAGCGTGTATATTGCGATGAAGAAATCGGGCATCCACATGAACGTTCCGAGTCAATTCACGACGTTCATAAAGAGATTCCATTATACCTTCCTTGTGTTTTGAAGTAGATGATTTCGTTTTGATCCCTTACGCCTTGAGTTTCTTCATAATTGTACTTTTATTTGCAGCAGATCCAAGAACTTTCATTTCTTCGGGTGTATACCAGGATATGTTATGTTCTTCGCGTGCAAGAAGTTCAAAATATGTACAAAGTGGTCCACCTGAAAGACCTGGTGCAAGTCCAACTTCATTGACATCAATATATTTTGAAACAACTTTCATATATGCAACTGAATTTTGACCTGTAGCACATGCAGTTGGCATAAAACTCTTCTCTCCAATTGTTCTGGTAATAGCATCATCAATTACTTTAGAAGGTGATAACGAAAGAACTCCATTGGTTCCCACAGATGCAAATAGCTTTCCTTTATCTCCAACAAATCTCTCAATTAGTTGTTTAGTCCACTCCTTATACTTTGTAAGATCTTCTCCAACAAGGTCTGTCTCATCTCCAGATACAATGATATCTGAATCAGGAACATACAATCGTGAGATAAATGGAACATCGGGCTTGGTTGCGAGATAGGCTCTCTTTTCTGCAGGTGTGAATTCATGATCTAATATGTATCCGTTCTTAACTTCTTCTGAAAATCGTGTCGCTGAATCTTTAGGCCATTTGAAAGCATTTCGTTTTGTTGCTAAAATATCCGGAGCAAGTTCAGTGAGCGGTGCTTCTACAACAGTAGCTTCGGGTAGTGGAACTTCATTACGAACAGGAGGAAGAGTTGTTCGTTCAATTAGAGTACTATTTAGAACATCAATCGGGGCCAATGCATATAAATCACCTTTAGATTCAAGAAGACTTGGACGACCAAATGCATCAGAAAAACGAAATGATGTTGATATGGCCTGTTGCAAAGTATAGATAACAACTTCACGACTAAATGGACGAAGTGCTGAAAATAACTGTTCACGATCCCAAATAGATTTATCAATCAATAGCTTTCCAACTTTAGTTAAGATTTCATCACGAGAATCTAAATAGGAAGAGAGTGGACGAACATGATCAGGATCAGGTTCAGAAGGAGTTACTTTACATTGCTCTATATCAGGTGATTCATCAAATGCAGGTGCCATCATTCCCTTCAAACGATAGACAACTCGTTCATGACCTTCATCTCGTATTTGTGGAACTTCTAATTCTCGCCAATCTGAAGGAAGTGCTAATTGAATAGGACAATCCATTGCAGATTCAGCTAAAATCTTACGAACTTTTGCAATTCTAATTCCTTTAATTTCAACACGAGTTCTGTAGGTATATTCATCAAATGCTTCACGATCTGCTTCGGGACGAACTATATGAAGATAGACTGTACAATTCTGTTCTTCTGGAACTAAACTTTGATGACTACATGTTCGCAGTGCTCGACCAATCACCTGTTCAATACGACTCATATTCCACCATGGATCCAAAATATGTACTTGACGAACAAATCTAAAATCAATTCCTTCAGCTGCTAGAGGACTTGTAACTACAACTTTAATGTTCTTACCAGTTGAATTAGCTCTATTTTTGACTGCATCTAACATTGAACTAATTTCTGCATCAGTTGCAATAGATGAAATCAATATATATTGTCCTTTAGGATTACCTTGATACGATGGACTCTTGAGTAAAGTTTTACCTTTATAAGGTTTATAACCATGTTCTTCAAGTGCCATTGCAAATAATCTAGCTCCACGTTCAACATAGTTAGAATACACTAAGCAAACACCACTTGATTTTTCAATTGAATTTAAGACACTTACAAACTTGGAAGAATAGTTAGGTAAGTTTTCAGGTTTCAAGAATGCATCTCCTGTATATGAGAACTGATTTCCACTTACTTTAAAAGTTTGATTGAAGTTCTTATCATCTGGAAACACAGAAATTGTAGGTACCATCATGGCTTGACGCTTAGAATCATCATCTTCATTCTTTCCTGAAGTTAAAACCTGCTTTTGAAATCCTTGAGGTTCTGAAGCAACTAAACTCAAATATTTGATACGATCTGTATCTGGAATACGATGTCCATTAAACCCAATTTCCATTGATGTATTTGATGCAATTTCAGGAGGAGGTAGACGAAATGGAAATGTAAATGGGCTCTCACCTTTTACATACGATACATAGTTCTGACACCATTCACGAAAGATTTTCTCTGCTTCAAGAGTCTTAAGTTCTGCAGAAGATGTGAATAGATCCGATGCTTTCAACATAGTATCAAAAGGCTGTTTTCGCTCATTCCATAAAAACAAGTTCATAAAAAAGACGATCTCTTCAAATGTATCATACATCGGTGTAGCAGTGAGCAATACTAATACAAGACCATCTGCAACTTTAACTAATCGTTCAAGACCTAGAGCTACTTCAGTTTCCTGAGTTGTAATATTATGAGCTTCATCAATAATCAACAAACGATTATCAAAATTTTCATGAACCCAAGCTTCATCAATGTCCATTTCAGTTCCAGTGAGCCGACGATTCAAACTTGCTCCAAACGAGTTGTAAGCTTGAAACTCATAAAATTCTTTGATGATTTTATCAGCAGTGCTTTCTAATTTATCCCGAATATCTGGATTAGCCCAGTTCTTAGGTTCAGATTCAATTCGCATCAACATGTCTAGATATCTGCGACCGGTACATTGTTTAGAACTCAATGTATCACTGACTTTATCAAGATTCACACGGCTCATATCAAAGATCTGTGTTCGGAAGTTCTCTTGAACAGCGCGTGAAGCAATGATCATCACTTTTTTGTCTTGAAACTCAGGTCGCATGATGTATTCTTCAGCAATTTGAATACCTGTACAGGTCTTTCCAACACCTGTACCGTGAACCATCAATAAGTTTCGCGTTGGAGAATCGGGTGATAAGATACGCCGAAGCAGTTTCTGCTGGGGTTGAAGTGTATATTCACTTCCAGCTGAATTACAGAGCCGATTGCGGATAGAATATAACGCTTCCAAACTTGCAGCAGGAAGAGATTGAGGTTTTATTTCAGCAAGTTCTTGAAAGGATAAGTTGACCATTACTTTGTTTCCTTATTATTTACTAAAGATGTCCTCCACAGCAGCCTCGTCAACCCCTGCGAATGCCAATCCATCTGCTGCAGCTGGTTCTGAAACAAAAACAGACTCTAGCACAGCTGCAGGTTTGGGTATTGTTAGCATGATTTTCACTATAATCTTTTTGTTCGTCTGGCACTTGGGAGCCGCCAGTCTATCCTATGCGAAGTACGGGTCAATCGGTTGGGCAATCCTGGACTTCTTCTTTGCTTCATTCTACTATCCGTTCTATGCGTTCTTTTTGAATACACCTGCTCAACCTACTAGTATGTTTGGTGGTCGTCGTAAGCTGAAGTTCTTCTAGATTGTTTCGGAGAGGTAAGTAATGGATAGTCTAGCCACAACATTGGCATTATCAGACGCATGGCATGATTTTAATAAATATGGTTGTGATCCAACATCATTTCCAGATGGAATAAAAATTTTTAATGAAAGCGTTATTCAAACATATTTAGATAGTGCTAGACCAAATGAGGATGCTGTATTAGGAGCTATTTCAGTTACTTCTATCCGAAGTATCATTGATGCAGCTCCGGATACAATTAGTCAATTCAATACAAAAACTAATATGGACTTCATATCCAAAGTAATTTTATTGAATACAACAGAAGATAGTGATATAAAACGCTCAGCTAAAGAAATATCAGACTCTGCAAGTCTTCCAGAATCATTTGGAGTGATTGTAGACTTTAATCAACATGGAATTCTAGACCGTTTCACAAATGGTGATTCTACAGGAAAGACATGTTATTATTTGTATACATCTGAAACCGAAAATGATCCAGCTGGAAAAACTTCAATGAAGGATAGTGTTTTTACAAAAAATGCAAAAGGAATACGACTTGTATATTGTGAACAAGTTGGCGGAGATCCTATCGTATATACAGGTGGCAAAAGCTTTAATCCAGGTGAACATGATTACAAACTTGATTTTTACTCAAAATATACACTTACATTATCTCCAATTCAAAGGATCATAACTTTAGGTATTGGTAAAAAAACAACCGTAAATCTCACTATATCAAATGACCTTAATACACTTGTTCATCAAATTCCAGATGCTAAAAAATCGAACTCTATTAAGTCTATTGTTTCTGAGTTTTTGAAGAAGATTATCAGTAGTGAATGGAATAATGTTAGAAAATTTAATGCACATGCCGGTTGGATTCAAAAACGATCGGGAGACTGGTTGCAAGTACTCGCATGCCTTGATACACACAATCGTAAATTTAAACCCGAACTTCCTTTAGGAACACCTATTTTCTTTGTTACACATGATAGGGTTGCTCTTGCATATGCATTGCTAATGGGCGTTAATACAATCTTTATCAAAGCAGATCATCGTATTGTTGTTTTTACACGAAAAGGTATGTCAACGCAGAACATCAATGATATTTATAAAAAGCAGATTGAAAGTATTACAGATGGTTCTGATGTCTATGTATGGTTAAAAAAATTCAAAGAAATGAGAAATTCTAGACTTAAACATTATGATGAAGAACTTGAAAAAAGTAAAACATTACGTGATATTTTTAAGACTATGTTACACTATACACATAGTTACTTAGAAATTCAAAATGTTGATGATCTTATTTCAGCACTTAGCCTTTTTAACAAAGAAAATGAAGAAGTTACAAAAACTGAAGATTCTAAAGTCATTGCAGCATATGTTGCAGCAGTAAGTATTATAAAAGTTCACTTCAAGCCTGCTTTCAGAAAACCTTTTGATACAAATTTTGAAGCTAAAGATTTATTCAGAACACTTGAAAGAAATCTTAACCCTTACAAAGTTATAAGACTTGTTACAGGAATTACTGGAAATATTGATAGTGATAGCTTTCTTAGTTATATTAACAAACTTCCAAATAAAGATGAAACAATGGAGAAGTTTAAGAACAAACTTCAAAATTATACACCAAATGATACAGAAAAAGAGTTACATAAAACATCTAAGTTTTTCTTCGGATTGGCAACATTTATGGCATCAATTACTACAGATATTCCAGCAGTTGTAGCAGCACATTCATACAATGATAATCCAAATCTTGATGAAACAAATCACACTCCTGATCAGGCTGATGAACCACCAACAGGTGGAAGTAGAGGAGGATGGAAACTAGGTAGTCGTTATTCGCAAAATGGTGGTTCAACTGTGATTTTTCCAATCAAACAGACAACTCAAGTATGGATTTTGGCTCATATTTTAAAACCGACTCTTCTTCAAAGTTTTGGTTTAGTTAATATACCTCGTTTCAAAGATATTTCTGTAATAGATGGTGTTATTACAGAGATAGGTGAAGATCCTAGTCAAGTTCAAAGTGGTGGTGCACAAACAAATGAACACCTGTTCCCAATCTATGTAATGTTAGATGCTTTTACTCCAAATATTAGTCAACGATTAGAAGGATCCATGGATATGGAACATTACAATCGCTATTATACATTTTTGGAAGCTCTGAAAAAGCGATCAGAAGTTTTAACAGATCCATTACAGAAGGATTTAATTGCAACTGCTCTTCGTGAAGTACTATTCATCTCTGCTCAGAGCGAAGCTGGGCGTGCTTCAATTCTCAAATGTATAGGAGATACAGAAGAAAACTATACAATTGCTTCTTCAATGACAACAACTTTTTCAAACTACATATGTGGTGAACTTCCTAGTTACACCCCTGAATATGAAAAAGGTATTGATAAAGTACTTAGTGATCAAACTGTCAAGGACATTATTGGGGGAGCATGGAAGGATAGTGCATCATTCCGTAAAGATATGACAGTGGACGAACTTGACACTGCAGTTGAAAAATTGAAACTCGAGTTAGTTTCTGTTCTAACTATCGTTGATACAGTAAAACCTGTTCCTGAAGAAGTCCAGATTAAAGTTCCTCAAACACAAATTGAAGATGTAAGTGATCCAACTACAGTTGGAGCTAGAAGACGCACGCGTCGTCTTACAAAGGATTTCCTTCAAACAACTCGTCACCAGTCCATCAAGATGTCTTCCATTCGGCATTCACTCTCAGGCAAGGAAGCTAATCGCTGATTGACTTCTTCCAATGTCTTGTCTTCTGGTTCTTCATCCAAACCATCCGGTAGTCGTGATTCATCTACAAGGATGTCTACGAATCCTGTGCCGCAAGGTGGCTTCTGACCGAACATGATGTTTGCTGATACACCTCTCATCGTATCAAACTCAGCACCCATTGCAGCATTGAACATATTCTTGCTAGTCTCTTCAAATGAAGATCTAGCTAGAACTCCAGTCTCATTCTTATTCATTCCAAATCGGTTAACAGCTACAATGCGTCCTGAGAATGTCATGCTGTCTACTAGCACACTTAGATGATGGTAGTTAACCTTTTCCTGAACGAAGACCTCTGAACATTCCTCAAAGATCGCTAATCGTGCGGCTTCAATTCCAAAGACATCATTGATTTCGTGAATATCATTTGAGAATGTACGGGTTCCATCTACATCTGGAAACACCATAAGTTCGTACAAGTTAGTTCCATCTACATCTAGAACATACTGCTCCTTCTGAGAATATCCAGCTACTTTCTCATCGTAGACTAATTCGTTCTTCACCTTTCGCAAGTGAACTCCACCTACACCAGGAACTCCTGTCAAGACTGTATCTAATACCTTGTCTTCCAAGAATCGTAACATCGTTGGATTCTTAACTACATTCGCATCAAAGGAGATACGGAGAATGAGTTTCTGTGCTGACGAATCTGAATGAATACAATTAATGATCTTTAATGATTTTTCATTCTTAAGTTTAGTTACAACTTTAGTAAGATCTAAGATATCACGAGCTGCTTGCTCTGCATCGTTTAGTTCAATACGCATAATCCAAGGTGATTCACATGTCTCTCCTTGTGCAACTGTAAATTCTCGATACAGTGACAATATATCCATATCTTCTTCAACTACAGTACCGTTTGCTGGTGGATCATAGTAGATACGAACGGATTTTGTGATATCTCTCAAAGTTGTACGCTGAATTTCCTTCATAGTTGAAATGGTTGCATCTTGTTTACTAGAAATATCTGGGCGAAGATAGACTGTATTACCTGGTCGCTTAGGATTTGCAGATGCTGATAATAATTCTTCAATACGAGGTACACCTGAAGTCGCATTGGCCTTGGCTGTTCCAGCAGAGTGGAAAGTGTTCAAAGTCAACTGTGTCGTAGGTTCACCAATGGATTGAGCTGCAAGTGCTCCAACCATTTCGCCTGCATGAGTCTGACTCTTGATGTATCGATATTTGATATCACGCATCAGTTCATCAAACAATGCCTGACTGAGACGATGAGTTATGATCGCCTTCTTGGGTGCGAGATAGTATCTCAACAATGTGTGAAAGACCTTGTTATATGGGAATGTCTTCATAAATCCATTGAGTGCCCCAACAACATATGCAGGAGTCAAATCCGTCTTCGTTGAGTAAGGATTCTCATATTTTGTGATCAGACGCTTCAAATGAACGGGTGCCAAAACTGTATCATTCTTTCTAAATCGGAAGACAGATCGGACAAGCATTTCACGGTCGGCAATCAACTCTTCAACCATATCAGGAGACTCAGTAACACTTGTCGTTAAGAATGGATTGATATCTTCAGGAGACAGAGCGTATTCTTTATAAATATTCTCTAATGTCATCAGTGCTAGCTCACAGGTTTGGGACTCAACAGCCACTGTATCTACTCCATCTTCACCATACACAAACTGAATGACTGATCCTGTTACATTTCGAACTGTTCCATCGTGTTCTACATGCTGATCTTCCATAGATTTCATTAGACGACGCTGAATGTATCCTGTATCTGAAGTTTTGACAGCGGTATCAATCAATCCCTCACGACCTGCCTGTGCGTGGTAGAAGAACTCAGCAGGCATCAAACCATCTACAAAGGAATGTTGAACAAATCCTCGTGATTCAACGCCGTCATCGTATCTTGCAAAGTGAGGTAGTGTTCTATCTTGGAGTGTGTACTGAACTCGCTTACCTTCAATGAGCTGCTGTCCAAGCAAAGCAACCATCTGTGTGATATTCTGCTCACCTCCCTTAGATCCTGAATCAACCATCTGAACAATACGATTTGCTTTGTCCAGTGATCCAATCACCTTCGTGTTAATACTTGCAGCAACCTCTTTCAAAGCAGATGAGATATCATCTTCAAGTTGCTCTCCATCTGAAAGACCTTGTAAGTTCACAAACTGTCCTGAGTGAACTGCGGATAGAATTTCAGCAACACGATCTCGGCCTTTCTTCAACTGTTCAGCTACGAACTCACGAGTAGGTTGATTGGCAATCAAATCAGATGTGCCTACTGAGAAACCAGTATACAAGTTGTATTGTGTGACAATGGATTGAATGTCATTAATTAACTGACCACATCGCTCAGGTCCAAAGTCAGTGTACACTACATGGAGAAGACCACCGACACCACCCTTTTGTAGAATGTTTCCATCGGCTAACTGACCGTTCTTCAAGTTAATACGACCCTTGTAATTCATCATTGGAAAGGCAGCTGAGATCAGTTCAGATCCAGTCCATGGAATACCTTTTCTAACAAAGGGAAGCTTGAGTCTTGCAAGAATGTTCATTGCGATTGGTTCAGGAACCTTGACTCCGGGCTGTGAAATACGATACGCTCCTGTCATCGTATCTTGAAAGAGTTGAATGATTGGACTATTGGTTCTTGGACTGATAATGTTACGAAGTACACTTGCAATGTATCTTAGTTCAGTCGCAGATGCAATGCTTTGAGGAACATGCATGTTCATCTCATCACCATCAAAATCAGCATTGTAAGGACGAGTTGCTGAAACATTAAGACGGAAGGTTGAGTAAGGTAGAACCACTACACGATGTGCCATCATGGATGCCTTGTGAAGAGAAGGTTGTCGGTTGAACAGCACAATGTCTCCGTGAATCAGATGACGATGCACTACATCACCTTCACGAATATCGATGGTATCTGGATTCACGTATCGCAGACTGACTGTACGATCATCGGCTTTTAAGTAGACAGATTTTGCACCTGGATGCTTATCAGGTCCATTCTTGACATATCCAAGTAGACGATCACGATTGTAAGGACTAACAATCTCAGGAAAGGTCAAGTTAATCGCAATCTCTTCAGGAACACCTAGTTCATCCAACTCAATGTTTGCATCGGGTGTAATGACAGATCGGGCTGAGAAATCAACGCGCTTACCCATCAAGTTTCCACGCACACGCCCTGTCTTAGCTCCAAAACGAGACTTCAGAGTTCGCAGAGGACGACCTGATCTTTGAGCTGATGGTTCAAGACCCTTGATATCGTTATCTACATAGGTTGCAACATCATACTGAAGCTTTGCAGTGTATTTGTCCAACACTTCTGCAGATTCTTCTTTATCAATCTTTTCACGAACCTTATCGTTCGCTCGCAGAATATCAATGAGTTTGTGGGTTAAGTCATCTTCCATTCTCTGGTTATCATCCATCACAACTGATGGACGAACTGTTAGCGGAGGAACTGCTAGAACGGTACAGATCATCCACTCAGGGCGAGCAAACTCGGGATTCAAACCAATTAATCTACAGTCTTCGTCGGTAATACGCTGGAAGGCACGCAGGATCATTTCAGGCTGGATTGCAACTGGCTCTGTACCTTCAGAAACAGATTGACCTTCTAGTGTAGCGGCCTTTCCAATGACCTTGGCAATCTTTTTAAACATTGGAGTTTCACAGTGTTGACATTGAAGAACTTCATCCTTACGAGGAGTTGGACGAAGATCACGAACTTCTTTGAAACGAGAGAGACCTGTAGACTTGAGAGATGCAACAACATCTTCATTTGCAAGGATCTTAGAGCAGTTGAGACAGATCACATTTGCTAACTTTTCAACCATGTCAAAGAACTGATAGAGGTAGACGGGACGAGCTAGACGAATATGTCCAAAGTGTCCTGGACAGAACTGATTAGTTTGCTTACAGGTGGGGCATACCTTGCCATTTTCAATCACGCCGAAACGGGAGTCAAATACTCCATTCGCAATGGGCTGATTGTTCTGATAGGTCTTATCAGTGGTAACTTCTACCACGGAACGCTTGATGAGATTTTCAGGATTTGCAATTCCGAACTGAACGCCTACAATTGTATCGCCCATGTTTAATACTTCTTACTCTTGTGTGAAGACTATTCCGTTTTGTTTGATACGAGACATACCATATGTAAAAAGTGGAAGTAGTTTATGATGAACTCTTGCAAACCATTCAAGACTTAAGAAAAATACAGAAAGAGTACTTCCTAAGATAACTAATACATTTGTCAATTCTTTAGTAGGTTCAATATGATAGACTTCTAAAATAGGAGTTGCAAAGCTTCGTGTATCACCAATTAACTTTTGTTCAACTTTAGACATGACACATCCATTGCATGCAAGATGTTGAAGCCATACGAGAACAGAAATAAACAACACTACTGTTTGTAACCAAAAAGCAGGATATAATGTATGTGAAATCACAATCAGAATAATCAAAGTATTGCTCAGAAAATCATGAATGTATCTCACAATCTTACCTTTTCTTACAGGATCTTCTTCCCAATATAGAACTTTATTAACAGTCCACTCCATCCATTCGGTCGCAATCGCTTCCATTAAGAGGATCGAAGAGAAAAACAGGCTTCCCAGAACTCGTCGTTGTCTAGAATGCGTTTGACTGCTTCAGGATCGTAGAGAATCTTCAATTTCTCTACAAATCGTTCATATTCCTCACCTCGTTTCTCACGGAACAAGAGTGCTTGACGAAATCGTGCACTGCGAATAAATGTCAAGATCTCCTTTGCAAGTTGTCCCGTTTTGTAAGCAGACACATCATAGTCCAACTCTTCATCCTTAATTTTTCTAACAATGGAAGTCCAATGTTCAAGTGTTAGGAAGTAGTCCATATTATTAAATATATTGATAATAGATCTTTAAAGTATACCCTTCTATATCATCTAGTAAAACATAGAAATACCCTTCTATATACCAAGTTCCTCCTGTTGAACTTACTTGTATTGTAACAATTGTTGGAACTCCACTTCCGGATATACTTTCAAAACTAAATCCATTGATCCATAAAGGGCTAGTAGTAGCAATACCAGTAGTTACTGTAAAGAATGGGTGACTATATTCATAATCAACAGATTCTGAAATAATTGTAACAAAAGAATTAGTTATTGTAGGTGGTCCAGTGGGTCCAGTGTTTCCAGTGGGTCCAGTAGAGTTACCTGTATATCCAGTGGGTCCAGTGTTTCCAGTGGGTCCAGTAAAGTTACCTGTAGGTCCAGTGACACCTTGATTTCCTCTCTCTCCTCTACCACCACCTGGATCTCCTGTGGGTCCCTGTGGCCCTTGAGGTCCAGTTGGACCAATTCCTATGGGTCCTTCAACTGTACTTTCAGGTCCTTGAAATCCAGTAGATCCAGTAGATCCAGTAGATCCAGTAGGTCCCTGTGGCCCTTGAGGTCCAGTGGGTCCTTGAAGTCCAGTAGGTCCCTGTGGCCCCTGAGATCCCTGTGGTCCTTGAAATCCAGTAGGACCAGTTAATCCAGTATTACCTGAACCAGCAAGAAACGGACCTTGATTTCCAGTAGGGCCCGTTACACCTGTAGGTCCTGTAGCACCTGGATAACCAGCAGGTCCTGTAGCTCCAGTAGTTCCAGCTGTAGTTCCACGAGTTCCTTGTAATCCCATAGGTCCTGTAGCACCTTGTGTATTTATACCCGTAGGGCCTGTAGGACCTATTCCTCCTGTAGGACCCACTACACCTGTAACTCCTCGATATCCTGTTCTTCCAGTTGTTCCTCTATTTCCAGTATTTCCAGTTGGACCTGCAGATCCTGTAGTTCCAGAGATACCTCTAGGACCTGTTCTACCTGTATTTCCAGTTGGACCTGTATTTCCAGTAGCTCCATTATTTGCAGTTGATCCTGTAGGACCTGTTCGTCCAGTAGGACCCCTAAGACCAGTAGGACCAACAACACCTGTAGGTCCTGTAACACCTCTTGGACCAACGGGACCTCTAAGTGATGTTCCTGTAACTCCTTGAGGTCCCGTTGGTCCAGTTCCTGCTGACATTCCTCTTGGACCTGTAACTCCTGTAACTCCAATTGGACCTGTTAAAGAAGAACTTCCTGTATCTCCAGTAGGACCTGTTTGTGCTCCTGGAATATAGCGAAGTGGTGTTTCGCAACCAGCAGTTGTTCTGGGTGAGTACGATACGTACATTCTACTTATGAAATACCATAATAAGAAATTGTATAAGTAGTACTTGTAGTACTTCCAGTGCCTAAAGCAGTCATTGTAACTGTCCAATATGTACCTCCTGTAGCTGGAGTTAAAGAGATTATTCCAGCAATTGCTGAAGCGGTTGCAGCAGAAAATCCTTGGATAATCAGTTTTTTACTATTAAGTACACTTGTTGTGAGAGTACTGCTGGTTGAAGGTGCATCGGATGCTAATGTTGTAAACGAAATAGATCCAGTATAGAGAGTTGGTGTATTAGTTGGTCCTGTAACACCTGTTGGTCCTGTAACACCTGTTGGTCCTGTAACACCTGTTGGCCCTGTGGGTCCTGTATTTCCAGTTGGACCAGTGACACCTTGAAATCCTTGAAATCCTTGAGGTCCTTGACCTCCAACTGGTCCTTGAAATCCCATAGGTCCTTCAGGTCCTTCAGGTCCAATAGGTCCTTGTGGACCTTGAAATCCAATAGGTCCTTGAAATCCTTGAGGCCCAGTGGGTCCAGTAACACCTGTAGTTCCAGTATATCCTTGAAATCCAGTAGATCCTTGAAATCCAGTAGGTCCAGTAAATCCTTGAAAACCTGTAGCTCCTGTGGATCCAGTTCTTCCAGTAGGTCCATTTGAATTACCAGTAGGACCTTGAACACCTGCAGGTCCAGTGTTTCCAGTGGGTCCTGTTACACCTGTAGGGCCAAATGGACCAATTGCACCTACTGGCCCTTCATATCCTGGAGAACCCTGACTTCCTGTCGGTCCAGTTATACCTGTATTTCCAGCTACACCTTGAACACCTGTAGCTCCAGTCGCACCAGTTCTTCCTGTAGGTCCTTGAGGTCCTTGTGCACCTTGAAATCCTTGAGGACCTCTAGATCCAGTTACACCTGTAGGTCCTGTAAGAGTGGAACTACCTGGAAGTCCAGTTGGACCCGTAGGACCTGTTACTGAAGATGTAGGTCCTGTAGGTCCTGTATTAACAGCAAGTCCTGGAACGCCTGTAGGTCCTGTAACACCTGTATTTCCTGTGGGTCCAGCCGTAGCTCCAGCAGCTCCAAATGGACCAGTAGCTCCAGTGACACCTGTAGGTCCAATTGTTCCTGAAGGACCTTGAGGCCCAGTGGGTCCAGTATTCAAAGCAGTTCCTGGAAGTCCAGTTGGACCAGTTCTTCCTGTAGGTCCAGTCGGTCCTGTAACTCCTTGAGGTCCTTGAGGTCCAGCAGGTCCAGCACAAAAATTAGGGGCACAGGTTGTAACTCCAACACCTGGAATGTAGCGTGAAAGAAAGCTACTCATCTTACTCTTTCGCGTCACTTGTTTTTTTTGATTTTTATGGGAAATCAATATGCATTAGTAAGTTGTGTATTACCACTATCAACCGTAGTAAAATAATACAAGTTTCCATTTGAATCACCTATATTGAAATATCCATAATTACCGTAATTAGAGTTAGAAAACAACAAACCACTAGATGTAAGTTCTATAGTATAGGGTGCAAAAGTCCAAGAAACTCCACCTCCACCTCCTGGTCCAGTAACTCCTTGAGGTCCTGTATATCCTGTATATCCTGTAGGTCCAGTGGGCCCTTGAGCTCCTGTAGTCCCACCTCCACCTCCACCTTCACCTGCAGGTCCAGTGGGTCCAGTGGGTCCTCCAGGTGTTCCATTAGGTCCTTGAGGTCCAGTAACTCCTGCTGTTCCTTGAAGACCCATGACTCCCTGCTGACCATCTACGCCTTGAGGTCCTGTAGGTCCAATTGGTCCAGTGAATCCTTGATTACCCTGAGTTCCTTGAAATCCCTGAGGTCCTTGAAATCCTGTATGTCCTTGAGTTCCCTGATTACCCTGAGTACCTTGAAATCCTTGAGGTCCAGTGGGTCCTTGAAATCCTGTATGCCCTTGAGTTCCTTGAAATCCTGTATGTCCCTGAGTTCCTTGAAATCCTTGAAGTCCTTGAGGTCCAGTGGGTCCTTGAAATCCTGTATGCCCTTGAGTTCCTTGAAATCCTGTATGTCCTTGAGGTCCTACATTACCCTGTATTCCTTGATTACCTTGAGTTCCTTGATTGCCTTGATTACCTTGAAATCCTTGAAGTCCTTGAGGTCCAGTTGGTCCCGTTACACCTTGAAATCCTTGAATTCCTTGATTACCTGTAGGTCCCGTTACACCTTGATTTCCTTGAAATCCCTGAGGACCTGTAGCTCCTGCAAATTGACCTACATTTACCCATGTTAATGAAGTAGTCCAAACTGATAAATTGCCATTGTCTGTAGTAACATATGCATCATTTACTGCGTTTCCAGTAGGTCCTGTAGGTAGATTTGAAGCACTTGCAACGCTTCCTTTGATAGTAATTGATGCACCTTGAAGTCCTTGAGGTCCTGTTCTTCCAGTAGGACCTGTTACACCTTGATTTCCTTGAAGTCCTTGAGGTCCAGTGGGTCCAGTATTTCCAGTAGGACCTGTGACTGTTGAAGCTGCACCTGTTGAACCAGTATTACCAGTAGAACCAGTAGGACCTGTATTACCAGTCAGTCCAGTATTTCCAGTAGGACCTGTGACTGTTGAAGCTGCACCTGTTGACCCAGTATTTCCAGTAGGACCAGTAGGACCAAGATCCGATACTATTATAGAACCAGCCATTGCTGAATGATATTGGCATACGTAGTAGAGCTGAGGTGCATTATAAGGGACTTCAAATATGATAGTTCCACTTTGTGTTCCTCCATTTGTTACACCAGTACTGTAGACGTTTCCAGAACTATAAGCACCTGATACTGTCTGAATCCAAAAAGGATGTCCACTTGCATTTACATTAATCACATATCTATGTCCACGAATAAAATATAAAGTTGGATTACTTGATCCATTGATTATGTATGCACCGGAACCAGAGTTAGTAACAGTTAACACTATTCCTCCCGATGATCCTGTAACTCCAGTGGGTCCTGTAGGTCCAGTATTTCCAGTATTTCCAGTAGGACCAGTAGGACCTTGATCTCCGTTGATACCATTATTACCTTGATATCCTATGGGTCCTGTAGGACCTGTGACTGTTGAAGCTGGACCTGTTCGACCAGTGGCTCCAGTATTTCCAGTTGCTCCAGCAAATTGACCTACATTTACCCATGTTAATGCACTAGTCCAAACTGATAAATTACCATTGTCTGTAGTAACATATGCATCATTCACTGCATTTCCAGTAGGTCCAGTAGGTAAACTCGCTGAATCTGCAACGCTTCCTTTGATAGTAATTGATGCACCTTGAAGTCCTTGAGTTCCTTGAGGACCTGTAACTCCTTGAGGACCTGTAAAACCTGCTGTTCCTTGAAGACCCATGACTCCCTGCTCACCATCTACTCCTTGAGGTCCTGTAGGTCCAATCGGTCCAGTTACACCTTGAGTTCCTGTAGGACCAGTATTTCCAGTAGGACCAGTATTACCAGTGGATCCTTGATTACCAGTGGGTCCAGTTACACCTTGATTACCTTGAAATCCTTGAGGACCTGTAGGACCCGTATTACCTGTAGGGCCCGTTACACCTTGAAACCCTTGAAATCCTTGAAGTCCTTGAGGACCTGTAGGACCTGTTACACCTTGAAACCCTTGAATTCCTTGAGGACCCGTAGGACCCGTTCTTCCAGTAGGACCTGTGACTGTTGAAGATGCACCTGTTGATCCAGTATTACCAGTAGGACCAGTATTTCCAGTAGCTCCTGCAAATTGACCTACATTTGTCCACGATGATCCATTCCATACAAATAGGTTACCAGTATCTGTAACAAGGTATGCATCATTGACTGAATTTCCAGAACCAGGTAAACTTGCTTGAGTCGCAACACTACCTTTGATAACAATTGATGCACCTTGAAGTCCTTGAGGTCCAGTATTACCAGTAGGACCTGTTACTATTGAAGCTGCACCTGTTGAACCTGTATTACCAGTAGGACCTGTGACTGTTGAAGATGCACCTGTTGAACCGGTATTTCCAGTAGGACCTGTTACTATTGAAGCTGCACCTGTTGAACCTGTATTACCAGTAGGACCTGTGACTGTTGAAGCTGGACCTGTAAATCCAGTAGGACCAGTATTACCAGTATAACCAGTAGTTCCAGTAGGACCTGTGACTGTTGAAGCTGGACCTGTAAATCCAGTAGGACCAGTATAACCAGTATAACCAGTAGTTCCAGTGGGTCCTGTCACTGTTGAAGCTGGACCTGTAGGACCAGTTCTTCCAGTAGGACCTGTCCCGCCTGATCCTGTGGCACCTGTTGAACCAGTATTTCCAGTAGGACCTGTGACTGTTGAAGCTGTACCTGTAGGTCCAGTATTACCAGTCGGTCCTGCGCTCCCAGTCGCTCCTGCAAATGGACCTACATCTGTCCACGATGATCCAGTCCATACAAATAGATTACCAGTATTTGTAACAAGATATGCGTCATTGACTGAATTTCCAGAAGCAGGTAAACTTGCTTGATTTGCTACGTTACCTTTAAGTACGATTGATGCACCTTGAAGTCCTGTAGGTCCTGTTGTTCCTTGAGATCCAGTAACTCCAGTAAATTGTCCTACATCTGACCACGTTGATCCACTCCAGATCCATAAGTGACCGTTGTTTGTAACAATATATGCGTCATTGATTGAATTTCCAGAACCAGGTAAACCTCCTATAGTTGAGACATTTCCTTTAATTGAGATTGAGGCTCCCTTTGGACCTGTAGCACCTGTATTTGTTGCTGATCCATCAATTCCCCGAAGTCCCATTGGACCCATTGGACCTATAGAACCTATAATGCCTGAAGAACCTTGAGGACCTGTAGCTCCTGTAGACATATTATTCTTTTCACCGCTTTAAAAATTAGAACAACTCAAACTTAGTTTATGGAGGAGGAGGAGTATTTCCGTTTGAACAATATGTTTCAAGAACAGATAAAACAATTATATTTGATGAGCTAAAGTAGAATATCTTAAACTTTTGAATCTCCCAATTATAAGCAACTGTAGAAGGCGTAGTATCATTTGAAAAACAAAATCTAGTAACAGCATTACCACCTATATTCATCTGTTCTGCATATGCTCCAGGAGTATTTTGCTCGTAAAGTATTGTTAAATCATAGGCTGAGTTAGAAGCTGTTGGAAAGTTCGACATGCTAAGTGTGTAGTTACTTTCACTTCCACTTTGTATGAATCCATTCGATCCAAGACTCCAATCAAA